GCCCGCAATGTTGGTGTAAACGTCTTTATTGGCTGCGACCTTTTCCATCTCCTTTTCGTGCGACTCTATTACCTTCGGGATACGCTCCAAGGCATTGATAAAGTTCTGGCAAGCAAGTTTCGGATCGGATGCCAGCTTACCGTTATTATAGGTATAGTAGATACTCTCCTGCCCCTTCACAAAGAAACGATTTACAGAGCAATCAAACAAGTCCTTGGAAGTGCTCTCCGTCTTAACCATAATAGAAAAGCCATAAATCTCACCGATTTTGTTGTATTCCCCCTTGGTGCGTGCTTTCTCGTCTATTTCCTGCAGACGTGCAGCAATGGCCTTGATATCGGTGCTGTCTTCCACACCTTTGATAGTCAGCTTATTGATAGGCACACCTTCCTCATCACGCTCCACACGCTTCTCAAAGAGAGCCAAGTCAGACTGTGCCTCCTTGACTTTGTCTGTATGGAAAGACACGGAACTCTCAATCTCTGCCAGCTTGCCCGTTGCGGCATCACGCTCACGGAGAAAGTTCTTGCGCTCTGATTCCAAGGTGGTAATCTTCTTATCCAATCTTGCTTTTTCCAAAAGGTCGGTATTGCCTGAAAGTACTGCTACATATTCTGAAAAGTTCATACCGCTGTCCTCGTCCATCGATCCCTCGTCAATGGTACGGCTCCCTAAAGTGTTCGTCTTTAACTGGTTGATGAAAAGCTGCTTGTTGTGCAGCAGGTTGAACTTGTAACTGTCCAACGAGCGTTCCACGGCATAAATAATCACATCGACCTTGTTGTCGGCAAACTCCTTGGCAACAAGATTTCCTTTTCGGATGGCACGCCCATTGCGTTGCTCAAGGTCTGACGGTCGCCACGGTGTATCGAGTTGATGGACCGCAACAGCCCGTTGCTGGGCATTGACTCCAGTTCCCAACATAGAGGTAGAACCGAAGATAATGCGAATGTCGCCACGGTTCATGGCATCGACCATTGCTTTCTTGGCTTTCTCGTTCTTGCACTCCTGAATGAAGCGTATCTCGTAGGACGGGATATGATAGTCCTCTACCAACTTGCGCTTGATTTCCGAATAGACATTGAAGTCTCCACCGGGCTTATAAGTACCTAAATCAGAGAAAACGAACTGCGTACCTTTCTGTGCGTCGAACTTTCGATAATAGTCATTGAGCATCTTGGCACAATGACTTGCCTTGTTGTCGATATGATCTGAGTAAGCATTTTCATCTATCATTCTGAGGTCAAGGCTCATCTTCCTCGCGTAATCAGTCATTAAGAATTAAGGGAAACAGAGGGAAATACAGGGAATGTAACTATTTGAAATATCATTATTTAGCATTTTCCTGCCATTATGGGGATTAGCAAAAACGAGCATCAAACGGCAGGAGTTCCGTTACCAAATCGTAACCCATCGAAGAAAAAGCAAAAAGGGGTTACGGATTGAATGTAAATAGTTGTTGTTTAGGTTTTTATTCCTCATCTTTCATTTTTCTGCATCGCTCAGGAATACTTGTTCATCTGTACCTTTGCAAACAAAGGAAATTTAGAAAAAACGACAGAAAAATGAAAGAAAACAAGCTGAAAGTATCGTTCTTCGTTCAGGCGAAACGAACCGACAAGAAAGGACTTGTGCCTGTCATCGGGCGCATCTCAGTGGGCAGAACCCATTCAGGATTCTCCACCAAGTGCAAGACTCCTCTCACTCTTTGGGACAGTCGTAAGCAACGGCTCGTCGGCAAGAGTGCAATGGCGGTGTCTGTCAATCAGAAACTCGGTGAATGCACCGCACTCATTCACGCACGCTTTCACGAATTCAGTGAAAGAGAAGAAGCCTTTACCGCCACCGACGTGAGGGATGCCTATCAGGGGCAAATCCACCGTCAGGCCTTGCTCTTGGAGAGTTTTGGGGAGTATCTCACACAGACAAAGGAACGTATCGGTATCGACCGAGCCTTAAAGACGCTCAAACTCCGTACCTACCAACTCTCCCTGCTCCGTGAGTATGTACAAAAGAAGTACAAGGTAAGCGACATTCCCCTTTCACAGTTGGACAATACCTTTATCGAGGGTTTTGAGTATTATCTTACCATCGACCGCCAACTGAAACGCAGCAGCATATCGAGTACCTTGTCTACTTTGCAGACCATCGTCCGCATGGCGGTGAAGAAAGGTGTGCTGGACTTCTATCCGTTCTTGGGCTACAGTTACGAGCGACCAAAGGGCGAGCCGAGAAGCATCACGCAAGACGAACTACAAAAGATAATTGACTTGGAGATTGAATGGGAGAACTACCGCATTGTCCGTGATTTGTTCGTCTTCTCCTGCTTTTCAGGACTGGCTATCTCTGACGTGCGCAATCTCAGAGAGGAAAACATCGTCTTGGAAGAGGGTGAACTCTGCATCAAGGGTAGGCGCATGAAGACTAAGACCCCATACCGTGTACAGGTACTTCCTCCTGCTTGGGCGATAATGGAGCGGTACAGGGGAAAGCGTGCAGGTTTTGTCTTTGACGTGCCGACCACAGATGTTATCCTCAATGGCATACACCACATACAGAGAAACATCGGGATGGAAACTCCGCTGACCTTTCACATGGCAAGACACACCTTTGCATCGCTTATCACGCTTTCGGCAGGTGTACCTATTGAAACGGTGAGCCGTATGCTCGGACACACAAATTTGAGAACAACACAAATTTATGCAGCTGTTTCCTCCGAGAGAATCCATCGAGATATGCAGAAAGTGCAGCAACGCATACAAGATACATTCACCTTAAAACTTTGACATTATGGCACGAAGCACATTCAAGACACTATTCTATATCAACCGTTCCAAACAAAAGAAAAACGGCAGGTGCCCGATTATGGGACGCATCACCATAGACGGTGAGCAGGTGCAATACAGCACGGGCAAGGAAATCGCTCCCGAACTTTGGGACAGCCATAAGGGACGATGCAAAGGAACAGGCGAAGAAACAAAAGAAATCAACCGCTATTTACAAAGCAAAGAGGAACAAGCCAAAGCGAAGTATCAAGAATTAGTCTGGCAACGTGGCTATATCACTGCCGAGCTGCTGAAACGTGAACTTATGGAAGAAGACAAGCCCAAAGGTTTTCTTTTGGAGGAAGCACGACTATTTATTGAAGAAAAGCGTCCATGCGTAGGACTGACGATTGCCAAGCCGACTTTTGCCAATTACATCTATGCAGCGCAGCTCATTAAATCCTATCTGTGTGAACGCTTAGACCAGGAAGATATTCGATACGCACAGCTGGACTATGGCTTTATCGAAGGATTGGATTTCTACCTTAAATCAGAGCGCAATCTCTCCCTTGCCACCATTCAGATTGTTGTCATTTTCTTACGGAAAATCATCGGCATCGGGCAGCAGAAGAAATACATCCGCATCGATCCCTTTGTGGACTACAAGGCGGAACTACCACACCGAACACGCAGGTATCTCACAACCGAGGAACTGCAACGAGTACTACAAACGCCCATCATTGACAAGCAATTTGAGCGAGCAAGGCAACTATTCCTTTTCTGTGCCTTCACCGGTTTGGCTCGTGTGGACATGCAACGGCTCAAACCGAAGCATATCATCTATAATGCTGACGGCACAGAGGAAATCCGCATCAAAAGGCAGAAAACAGACGTGGAAGCCATCATTCCACTCCTGCCCATTGCCAAGCAAATCCTTTCGCTTTATATCAAGGATAAGAAAGCGGACGACTTGATATTCCCCAATCTCACAATAAGGAAAGCATCCTTTGCATGTGTGAACATCGGGCAGATATGCCAGATAGATAAGGGCTTGACCTTTCACATGGCTCGCCACACATTCTCAACCACGATATGCCTATCCAACGGCATATCAATGGAAACGCTCAGCAAAATGCTCGGACACAGCAATATCGGCACGACACAAATCTACGGAAAGATAACCGACCACAAGATACAGGAGGATATGACTGCACTCACTGACAGGGAGCATTCTGTATTTGAGGGTTATTGTGAGTCGATAGCACGGCAGAACGTTCCATTGCAACAAGCATAAAAAGGAAGTAATTACCAAACATTTA